GGTCCTGGTTCTGTTTATGGTATTGGGAACACTAGAATATTTAGAGTAACAGATACACAACCAACAGTTAATCCTGTAACAGATCAACCTTATTCAAATATTGCGTTTACGTATGCACAGATAGCTGCACAAAATACTTATTCACCAACTTCTCCGACAGCTGTAACAGTTCAAAACTTTATAGAAAAGTTACAAGGTCAAGTAATGCCATCTACTGATTACAGTATCTACAATATACAAAATCCGTATAATGGTCAAGGTGGTTTGGGTATTGGTAATCCTGGTGCACCATATGAATTATTAGATAATGTAACATCCAAACCAGGAGCAGATGATCTTTTAAATTCACTACCTCCTTTTTATTATAATGTATCCGAAACACCTTGGGAACAAACTAACAATACAAAGGATATTATAAAGTTTGCCTTTGAATGTATAGACAATGACGATACATCTAAAGCCATGGCATTAGTGTTTAGAGCTTTTTTAGATGGTAGTATATCGGATAATAACACAGCTGAGTATAATAGTTTTAAATATTTAGGAAGAGGAGAAACTTTTAGAACATATCAAGGTTTTAGTAGAACAATATCATTTAGTTTTAAAGTATTTGTACAGACTAGAAATGAAATGCAACCACTCTTTACAAAATTGAATGCATTGATTTCTCAGGTGTATCCAGACTATTCAGCAAACTCTAATTTAATGAGAGGATCTGTTGTTAAACTGACAATAGGAGACTATATTTATAGGATGCCAGGATTCATACAAAATGTAGACGTAACAATTGATAATTCAAATACACCTTGGGAGATTCAATTGTATGGTCCTGAAGTTGAATCTGATGTAGCACAACTACCACATTTAGTTAGCGTTGGTGTTACATTCCTTCCAATAATGGATATTCTTCCTCGTAGAGTTACTTCTAAAAACCCTAATGTACCACTTATTGCCAACAACAATACTTCTTTTCTCAATAGTTATATAGATTATACTACTAAACCAAAAAATACAGAATCTACTACAATATCAAATGTAGTAAATTCAACCGATCCGTTAACAAATCAAGTCAATGCTCAGAATGATGCAATAGACGCAAATGCTGCATTATCAAATACGAGTACTGGAAAGAAACAAAAATTTAAAAATAACTTAGTAGCTCAAGTTGCTAGAAGAACAAGAGCAGCTAGATTGGAGGATAGGAAAATAGCTAGAGATAGATTGGCAGGTTTATCAACACCAGCAGTAAATGCAAATTTTAGAATATAAAAATGGCAGATAGATATCAAAATATAAGAACAACTAAGTTAAATGTAACAGGTAGCGTATACTATCAAACAAATATTTATCCTACCATAGAGCCAACGAATGATGATTACTATGTGATTACAACAGCCGATGACAGACTTGATCTAATGGCTTATGATTTTTACCAAGATAGTAGTTTGTGGTGGGTTATAGCTTCTGCAAACGCATTACCAGGAGACTCAATTTATCCACCTGCAGGTATACAACTTAGGATACCAACAAATTTACCAGAGATTTTAACATCTTATAACATACAGAACAACGTTTCGTAAAATGTCAACAGAAAGACTATCAAATGTAATTGGTGCACCTTTTTCTCAGTTTGTTCTAGATCAACTCAAAATAAGAACAAGGAGAAATAGTATTGGTACAGGTACTAACGGTAGAAGATCTAACGAGGAGATTTTGTTTTTGGCAAATAAAATGTCATGGGTTAAACTTACATCTTCAGTAAAAATAAGACAAAACGAGGAGGTGTATGCAGATTTAGCAGATTTTTATAAATCGTATGAGTTAGACGTAACAAAATATAAAAATGAAGATGATTTAAGAAAAAACTGGATTTTACAAGCTGGTACATCTTACAGTGGCTCAACCGGTATAGGATTAAGAACAGGTCTAGGTCCTGAAGGTGCATATGGAATGGGAGGTACAGTAAGCTCAGGTTATAGACCCATGCCAGGTCTAACAAATGTTACAGTTGAATCAAAAGGTGTACTAGGATCATTAAGAGAAGCAAACTTAGAATTCAAGGTTTGGAACATAGAGCAGCTTAATGTTATTGAAGCTTTATACTTTAGATTAGGCTACTCAATGATACTAGAATGGGGTCACGTTCAGTATTATGCTAATGTTTCTGATAGAAATGTGGATGGTAAATTTGAAAAAAGTGATGGTGGTATAGATGCGTTTACAAATACGAGAAAAGAAGAGATTCAACAAGCAATAGCAAAAAAAAGAAAAAATACCTCTGGTAACTACGACGGTATGTTGGGTGTTGTATCAAACTTTACTTGGTCGTTTAATAAAGAAGGTGGTTACGATTGTACTCTAAAGATCATTGGGTTAGGATCAATTATTGATACTTTACGTATCAATCTTAGTTACAAAATGCCTAATGCAATATTCATAGAGTATGAAAAACAACAAAAGGCTCAAGAAAGAGTAATCAGAGAAAGAGCAGAAAGACAAGCAGCAATAAACAGAGCAAAAGCTGAAGCAGCTGCTGAAAAAAACAGACCAAAAGCAGGACCACTTCCTCCTCCACCCACTAATATAGATCAATTATACGATCCAATATTCAAGTATGATCAACCAAAAACTAATATAAGTTTAACAACCTTTGCAAGTAATTCTAGTTATTATACACATCTTGGAACAAATGATAGTGTATCATCTTTCAGAAATTACTATTATCTTGCAACTGGTCAAGATAGTATAAGGCTTAATAATCAAAGAACAGGACTATACTTAACAAGAGATAGTAAAAACTTTACTAATTTTATACCTGGAGATGTAAAACCAAACCATCCACAACCTGTCGTTTTAAACACAAAACTTTTAGAAGATAGAGCTACATTTGCAGACAATAAAACTTTTCTGGCAGTAGCACAACTCGCTTTTAATTCGAATTTTCAATTTTCAAATACTTTTTTAGCTCCCTACATAAAATCTTCTAACTTATTACAATCACTTCTTGGTACTGACTATTATTTTGCATTAGATGCCAGAGAAGTAAACTCTCTTGGTGGGTGGGTTGACATAAATTTAAGTAGGAAAGAGAGTATTACTAATGACATAAATAACACAATTAAATTTCGAAGTAAACAATTTAATACTAATCCAGAAGACATAGATCAAATATCTTTTGTGTACACATATCAACAAGGTATTTCCGTTAATGATGAAACCCAATACAGACAATTTTATTACATTTTTAACATAACTAAATCCAGTGATCAAAGTTGGGGTAATAGCTTAGTACTACTTCAAGAGTGGTTATCTAGTTCACAACCTATTTGGAATATAACTGATCTTTTTTCAGTTAATTATACAAGAGATAATACAGCGGGTCTTGCAACATTGTTAAACAATTTAGTAGGAGTAGTTCTACCAGCAGGTTTTGGAGGAATTTATAGTTATAAAGATCTCGTAATAAGTGGTCCACTTCAACTACAACCTGATCCAGATACAGGTTTAAAACCAACTATTAAGTTTACAACTAACGACCCTAATTACATAACTCAAGTTTTAACAAGACCGCCTGCAACGGTTGCGATAGGAATGGACGGTAATTTAGGTGGCGGTGGTAATACTTTTGTTTTTATAAATAATTCAACAGCAGAACAGAAAGATGAAGCGCAGAAATTTGCATCTGCTCTACACGCAATGCTCTATGCTGTAAAGAGTGAAGTACAGACACAGGCAGAAAAAGGAAGTTTAAAAAACAAGTCAGGTAGTGCTGTTAGTATACTCAAAATAACTAAAGACTTTTTTGTAGATGGTATTTTGTATGGTGTACTAGATTCATCAACTTCTACAGCCAGTGATTCAGGAACTCCTTTTAAAGTTATACCTTATGCAAGAAAGGGCTTTAATAGTTCTTTAATGATTGATCCTGATAAGTTTAATAAAATATCAGACGTCGATTTCAATGCTCTGTGTACAGCTTACTACATTAAGTTTAAAATAGAAAATAATACCAATCCTTACAATTATCCTGTTTACATTAAGTTTGGATATCTCCTAGCTTTTCTAAACAGCATGTGTCTAATATACGACTCAAAACAAGATACAGATAAACGTCCGTACGTGTATTTAGATTTCCATCCTGAATATAATTTTTGTCTAACAACACCTTATCACTTAAGTGTTGATCCGTTGACATGTATGATACCGTACCAAGGTACTGATCAACAGTATAAAGAATTATTTCCAAAAGATATAGTTGACACAGTATTTACTGCGAAGAATCCACCTTTAACAAAAGACAATCCAACATCTAAGTTTTTAACTGCATTCAAAAATGAAAAAAATGTATACCAAGGTAAAACAATGGAAATACTATTGAGTGTAGATTTTTTACTTAATACTCTTAAATCTTTTACAACTAATGATGCCACTCACACAATTAACCTTAAAGGTTTTTTAGATGCTGTAGTAGTGGGTATCAACAAATCGTGTGGTAATATAAACATGTTTAGGGTATCCTACGACGACGACTCGAATACAGTTGTAATAAAGGATGATCAATTTGTACCTAACAGAGCAGATGAACCTAACACTCTAAGCAGACCAGGATATACATCTACTAGCAATGTTGATCCTATGTACGGTATGATACCTATATTTGGATTAAACAGTATGATTAGAGAGTTTGAATTTAAAACAAACATTAATACTGCAATGTCTAAGCAGATAGCAATTTCTGCACAAAGAACACCCGATGCTGTAAACTCAACAGACCATACATCTTATAGTTATTTGAATAGAGATTTTGAAGATGCATATAAACCACAAGTTACTGATTCTACTAAGTTAACATCAGCTGCCAAAACTGAAACAGATAAAAAAGCTTTATCAAACGACGTTGATCAAGCAAAAAAATTCAATTCACATATTTTTGCAATTTATCAAGGCAACGGATACCTGAATGCTGGAAGGATAGACTTTGCTATAAATTACTATATTAATAGTATGGCTGATAGAAAATCTTTAGATTTAACAACACAATCAGCACAGTTCATATCTGCTAATTTGAATATGACTATTGATGGTATAAGTGGTATAGTTATGGGTAATGCATTTACAATTCCAGAAGACAGATTACCTAGATCCTTAAGAGGCAATGGCGTTCAAACTAAGGTTGGATTTATTGTATCAGGATTAATGCACACTTTGGATAACAATCAATGGCTTACAAAGATCAAAGGCCAAATGATTCGACTTCAGGAGGTTAAAAGGAAACAGACCGCTCAACAGAATACTACAAAACCAACTGTACCTGCAACAACTGTTGTACCTGTAGCTACAACTACTGGAATACCTGAATGTCCAAAGTTTTATCCAACTCTTTACTCAGGTGCTCCTCTAGTACCAGAAACCGAATCAATAAATACCCAAAATGTTAAACAATATTATCCAACTGTAAATTTTGTTAGGGGTACTTCCAACATACCTGTTACTGTTAGTGCACCATTATTGAACGAAAATGAAATTATAGATGATACAAGAAAAAACAGATTTGATTTAGGTCTTTTAGATACAAATTCACGAGGTGGTATTCCTTTATACATAAACTCATCATACAGTCTAGATTCAACTGATATTAAAAATGTTTACGAAGAGTTTTATTGTCTAGGAAGACCCTCTCAGTATGTAATAGATTTACAAGGAAATATCCGTAGATTTATGCCAGATGGATTGAAAAATGGTAGTAGAATTTTCAATGATGGAATTGAAGTAAGAATAGTGGGTAAAAGTACAGAAGATATAAATGATTTACAAGTTAGAAACGCAGCTAGACTAATAAGGTATTTAGGATATGATAGAGGATTGAATTTTAGAACAAATATCTTTTTTGATAAAATAAAAGTTTTCTTGGATAATCTATAATTTACAATAAAAGAATGGCATTAAGATACTATCCTCTTACGATGATTAAGACTGACTTGTATACAAGAGGTCAATCTTATAAGCTACCTGACGGAACACCATATACAGGTTTATATTATATGACTTACGATGGTAGAGCTTTTGCAGGTGCTAATCCTGTTATAGGTAGTAATGAAGAATTAACACCAATACAGCAAAGATTAGATCAATCAAGAGGTAGTAAAACTGTAAATATTAATACTGCTTTTTATGATTCGTCTCTTAGGCAAAAAGGTATTGAAGTTAATGATGTTGATTCTAGTAGATTAACAGAACTCAAACCTTATTATCCTTTTCCTCTTGAAGAAGATTATACGAAAGGTTACTTTATGAGATACTTTGCAAAGACAGTATCAGGTACTAATTATGTTTTTGAAATATCTGAAACAGACTTTGCTAATCTATCAAATCAAATAGTGTCGCCTGGTATATTGGGATACGAGTACACAAACATGTTGTGGCAACTTACAGGTCCTTTAGAAGACAAAAGAATTTCACAATACCAAATTAAGGGTGGAGTTCTAACAACCAATAGAAGAGTTACTATTGCAAAGAACGAAACATTTTCAGGGTTAGTTGAATACATCGGTGGAAATTATACCAAGTATGCACGTGTAGATGAAGAGACGTTGTAAAGATGAAAATATCTTTGTAAGGTTCTTTAAAGGTTATGTATTACATTATAGAAACAAAAGAGCAGCTTAGTAAGTTAAAGGAAACAAAAACTTGTTTCATAGAGCTGGTACCACTTAATGAAGAATCACATCCAAGCCTAACTAACGCTTGTGTCATTTACTACAACGATTTCGAGAAAGGTTACATCTTTCCAATAAAACACTCAGAAGCATTCTCTATTGAATTATCAGACATAGTTGAGTTCTTATCAACTAAGGAAAAGGTTTACTTATTAGATGTTAAGTGGCATTCCTATTTTCTTACTTTAGAAAATGCAGTAGATGTAAACCAAACAGTCATAGATGAAACTGGAAAGTTATCTGATACAGATTGTTATACACCTTTACATTTAGATTTCTATAATAAATTAAAATACCAAGAAGAAGTAAACACGATTATACCTATTTCTAAGCATTATGAAAGGTGTGAGTGTTTGTTTGATGTCATTAGACCTTTTATAGGAAAGGAAGAAAATTTACGGTGGAAAAACGAATTCTACAAGGCTTATAAATGGGTAGAGGAAAACGGACTAAAAATAGATGAGAAATCTTTTGATAAGTACTTTGAACCTTCCTGGAAAGCTAGATCTGTTAGGAACGGTAAAATCTACACAAGTTACAACCTATACAACACAACTTCGAGACCAACCAATACTTTCAATGGTATAAACTTCTTAGCATTTAACAAAGATAATAACTCAAGAAGATCATTTATACCAGAAAACGATGCTTTTGTAGAGTTTGATTTTGATGGTTACCACATTAGATTGATAGCTAATATGTTAAATTTGGATCTACCAAGTAACGAATCAATTCATACTTTGTTGGGTAGAGGTTATTTTGGCAAAGAAGAACTAACTGCAGAAGAGTATGAAAGTTCAAAAAAAATTACTTTTCGGCAGTTATACAACGGTATTGAAGGTAATTATAAACACATAGAGTTATTTAACGAAGTTGACGAACTAATCCAAGCTGCTTGGTCTAGATATAAAGAAACTGGTTTCTTACTGCTACCAAATGGTAGAAAGATTACCATTGAGAACCCAACACCTCAAAAACTCTTCAATTATTATGTTCAGTGCTTAGAAACTGTAAACAATATAAAGAAGCTATCAAAACTAAGAGAGCTACTAATAAATAAAAAAAGCAAAGTTATATTAGTAGTTTACGATTCTATCTTAGTGGATTTCAGTAAGTTAGACGGAAGACAAACATTAGAAGAAATTAAAAACATATTAGAAGAAGACGGATATAGGGTAAAAGTTAGGATCGGCTCTAACTATTCGTTTAACAGCTAATTACTACTATTTATTATGGAATATTTGGAATTAACACAGGAGCAATTGAAGAATAAGCTTTTTTGCACGTTCTCCTCTAGAACCAAGCTTGATGAAACATTAGATACGATCAAGAGAGAGTACGTAATCATGTATAATAAAATTTTCGTTTTGGAATCTCAAGACTCCGACGAGCTACTTTGTACCTATAATATAGAGGTGCAAGATGGTAGTGCTAAAATTCTTCCTAACACAATACTGCTACATAGAAAGAAAGAGACCAACACACTGTACACAATCAACAGTTTGAATCTACTAATTAAAAGTTTAAACGAAGGGGTGTTGGATACTTCGTTTAGAATAGACTGGTCACACTATAGAAACACAGTCTTACTCACACAAGGAGAAGATCTAAAAAAACTTACAACAAAGATTTATAAAATCGTAGCAGCATAGTTGTTTGTTTGAATTATTTTCTCTATGTTCGTATAGAAAACAAAAAATCACAATATGGCTATGGATCTTAGCGCAATTAAGAGCAAACTGAGTGCTCTTCAGAATCAACGACAGGGTGGTGGACAGAAAAGAGATATGTCCTTAATCCTTTGGAAACCCACAATTGGTAAACACAGCGTACGTATCGTACCTTCTGTTTACGACAAATCAAATCCTTTTAAGGAAGTTTTTGTACACTACGGTATTGGAAATCGTACAATGATCTCTCTTGCAAACTTTGGAGAGAAAGACCCAATTGTAGAATTTGCAAAACAATTAAGACAGACAAGTGATAAGGATAATTGGTCACTTGCAAAGAAGTTAGAACCTAAGATGAGAGTGTTTGCTCCTGTTGTTGTTAGAGGTGAAGAAGAGAAAGGAGTTCGTCTGTGGGAGTTTGGAAAACAGGTTTATCAAGAGTTGTTGAGCATTGCTGATGACCCAGATGTAGGAGATTACACAGATCCTATTCAAGGTCGCGACATTACAATTGAAACAACTGGACCTGAGACAAATGGTACAAGCTTCAATCAGTCTAAAGTACGTGTTCGTACTAAGATCACTGCTCTTTCTGAGAGTGCTGATGAAGTACAAAAATGGTTGAACACACAACCTGAGCCGTTTAGTATTTTTAAGAAGTATTCTTACGACGAAATGAAAGAGTCTTTGTTAGGTTGGTTGAATCCTGAAACCGAAGAGCCAGCAGCACCTGCAGCGGAAGCTAAGGTAGAAGAAAAAGAACAACCAGCAGCATTTGCACTTAACACACCAAAGAAGAGTGTAGATGATGAATTTGATGCTCTCTTTAAATCACCGTTCTAATACAGAATAAATTTTATGGCTAAATCGTTGAATGAAAACATAGGAGATGCATTGAAGGGTTCTTTTGATCTTGATAAGTTTATCAAATCGAAGAATCTTTCAAGTACTTCTATAAAGATGAAAGAACAAAAGTGGATTCCACTATCACAAGCCTTTCAAAACTGTCTATCAGTTCCAGGAATACCAATTGGACACATTACTCTTCTTAGAGGTCATTCGGATACAGGAAAGACTACAGCATTGTTAGAAGCAGCTGTAAACTGTCAGAAGATGGGAATACTTCCTGTGTTCATTATCACAGAGATGAAGTGGAATTGGGAACATGCAAAGCAAATGGGATTACAATTTGAAGGTGTACCTGATGCAGATGGTGAAGTAAGTGACTACAAAGGATTCTTTATTTATGTAGATAGAGAAAGATTAAACACAATTGAAGATGTAGCAGCCTTTATTGCCGACTTATTGGATGAACAGAAGAACGGTAGACTACCTTACGACCTTTGTTTCTTTTGGGATAGTGTAGGTTCAATTCCTTGTAGACTTAGTGTTGAATCAAACAAGAACAACAATGAGTGGAATGCAGGAGCAATGTCTCAGCAGTTTGGTAACTTCATTAATCAAAAGATTGTTCTTTCAAGAAAGCAATCACAACCATACACAAATACTATGGTTGCTGTGAATAAGATTTGGGTTGCTAAGGCTGAAAACATTATGGCACAACCTAAGATGAAGAACAAAGGTGGTGATACAATGTACTTCGACTCAAGTCTAATTATTACATTCGGTAACGTTACAAACTCAGGTACAAATAAGATCAAGGCTACTAAAGGTGGTAAGGAAATAGAGTTTGCAAAACGTACAAAGATCAGTTGTGATAAAAACCACGTTAACGATGTAACATCAGTAGGTAAGGTTATTATGACTGCACACGGATTTATTGACGACACTAAGCAAGCAATAGATGCTTATAAAAAGCAACATTCTAAAGATTGGTTAAAAGCACTTGGTAGTACAGACTTTGAGGTTGTTATAGAATCCGATGAAGATAATAGAGATATCTTCGATGCTACTGAAACAGAATAGTAGTATATTTAAAATAAAAGTTATGACTAGGATTAATATTGGCATACCTGTCAAGCAGCTTACTGATAAGCATTTGATGGCTGAACATAGAGAATTAAAAAGAATACCCAATGTCGTATCAAGAGGTAGATACAATCTTAAAACAGCTCCTAAGGAATTTACTCTTGGTAAGGGTCATGTATCATTCTTTTATGATAAACTTGGGTATCTCAAGGATAGATACATAGAGCTTTACAACGAATGTAGAGAGAGAGGATTCAATGTTCAGAGTTATCTGAGTTCGTGGGATGGTGTACCGAGTCATCTAATGAACAACTATCATCCTACTGAAAAAGATATCAAAATAGTAAGTGAGCGCATAGCTGATAGATTAGCTAATCCTTTATCAAAACAAAAAAAAGAACGTGAGAGACTACAAGGAGATATTCAAACAGATAGAGGATCAAGAGAAACAAACACAGCATAAGAATAGTAAAATACTCTTAGTAGATTCATTAAATACTTTTCTTAGAAGCTTTGCAGCAATACACCATATTAATCCAACTGGTAACCACATAGGTGGTCTATCAGGTTACTTAAAGTCTGTTGGCTCTGTAATTAGGCATATAGAACCAACTCGTGTTATACTTGTGTTTGATGGACAGGGTGGATCAACAAACAAGAGATATTTGTATCCTGAATACAAAGCTAACAGACACATAACTAAAATTACAAACTGGGATGCATTTGATAATCAAGAAGAAGAATCTGAAGCTATTACTCAACAGATTATTAGACTTATAGATTATCTCAAGTGTTTACCAGTTGATCTTGTTGCAATAGATAAGATAGAAGCAGATGATGTGATTGGATATCTTGCAAAGCAATTCAAAGAGAAGGTTGTAATACTTTCAACAGATCAAGACTATCTTCAGTTAGTTAATGAGAATATTTCAATCTTCTCTCCTGTTAAGAAAACAATCTACTATACTGATACAGTTGTAAAAGAGTTTGGTGTTCATCCTAACAATTTCCTAACTCACAAAGTCATAGTAGGTGACAAAGGTGACAACGTTCCAGGTGTGAAAGGAATAGCTCTCAAAACTCTAATAAAATTGTATCCCGAACTCAAGAATGAAGAAACAGTTTCATTAACAGATCTAATTCAAGAGTCGGAAAATAAAGCAGGTAAGTATAGAGATGTTTACAATTACAGACATCAGCTTTTAATTAATAAACAATTGATGGATCTAAGAGAACCAAACATTCCTGAAGAGGATGTTATGAGGTTAGACTACATGGTTTCTAATCCAAATTCTAATTATGATCCGCAAACGTTCTTAAAACTTTGTAATGAAGATCAGTTAGGTAAGAGCTTACTTAATCCACAAATCTGGCTAAGTGAAACTTTTGCAAAATTGAAAGACTATCAGTTGGAAAATTAATTAAACATTAGTACATTATTGAAAATTAAGTTATGGCAGTATTAAATCATCTTAACGCTTACGGTGTTGGATTTCAAATAAAGGTTCTTTCAAGTTTACTTAAACATAGAGAGTTTCTACAAGGCATACATGATATACTAGAAGAGGATTATTTTGATAATCCAGCACACAAATGGATAGTAGAAGAAATATTAAAATATTTTTACAAGTACCACGCAACTCCAACCCTAGATGCACTGCAAGTTGAGGTAAAGAAAATAGATAATGACGTTCTTAAGATCTCTGTAATAGAACAGTTAAAAGAATCATACAAAGCTAGTAATGAAGATAGAGAATATGTTGAGCAAGAGTTTAGTAACTTTTGTAAGAATCAACAATTAAAGAAAGCACTACTCTCATCAGTGGACTTATTAGAAAAAGGACAGTACGATGATATTAGATATCTAATTGACACAGCTCTTAAAGCTGGTCAAGATAAGAACATTGGTCATGAGTATGAAAAGGATACTGAAGTAAGGTATAGAGAAGAAGAAAGGAAAGCAATACCAACTTCATGGGAACACCTAAACGAACTGCTTATGGGTGGTTTAGGTGCTGGTGATTTAGGTTTAGTGTTTGGTAATCCAGGTGGAGGTAAGAGTTGGTTCTTAGTCAATATAGGAGCTAAAGCTGCATCGATGGGTTTTAATGTTTGTCACTACACATTAGAGCTTTCAGAGTTCTATGTAGGAAGGAGATACGACTCTGTATTCACAGGAATTGGAGTTCAAGATCTACACAAACATAGAAGTGAGATTGACGAAATTGTTGGGAAAGTAACTGGTAAACTCATTATTAAGGAATTTGCAATGGGTAAAGCATCTATTGCTAATATAGAATCACACATTCAGAAATGTAGAGATTTAGGTTATCCTCCTGATCTAGTAATCATAGACTATGTTGACTTACTAAAGTCTAAGAGAAAGTCTATTGATAGAAAGGATGAGATAGATGATGTTTATACATCAACAAAAGGAATGGCAAGAGAACTAAATGTACCAATTTGGACTGTATCTCAAGTAAACAGAGCAGGTGCCAAAGACGATATTATTGAAGGTGATAAGGCAGCTGGATCCTATAATAAAATGATGATTGCTGATTTTGCAATATCACTATCAAGAAAAAGGGCAGACAAAGTAAACGGCACAGGTAGGATACATATTATGAAAAATAGGTATGGATCTGACGGTATGACCTACTCTGCCAAGATAAACACAAACAATGGTCACATAGATATTAGTGCTAACGAGTTGGGAGAAGAGGAGTTAGGTCTAAATGAAAATGGAAATGCTGTAGTTAAGACAAACACACCATCTAGTTTTAGTAGTGAAGAAAGAAATTATCTACAGCAAAAATTCTTCGAATTAGCGAAATAACGCTATTTATTAACACAAATCACGAGAATATGAGTCTGCTTACCTTGTATGAAGAGAAAAAGTCCGCATTCGGACCTCCTGTTGTTCAGGACACTTATGAAGAGTTCGTTTTTAATATGGAGAGAGCTGGAGTTAACAATCTAGTTGCTCTAAACGAAGCTGATCCTCTTTTTACACCTCCTAAGGTAACGGATACATATTTAGGCAAGCTCTTCGAAGAGGGTGTACTGCCTGGATAATCAGTAACAATTATTAACAGGTTTTGAACCTCTCCCGAAAAAAGATACACTTTCGGGTGCATAACCTATCTCTAAAAAACTAAAACTTAAAACTGAAATGGACATTTCGCAGAGCATTCTATCGGACATCACTGTCTACATGAAGTACAGCAAGTACGTTCCTGAATTACAAAGAAGAGAAACTTGGAATGACTTAGTTAGTAGGAATAAGAACATGCACCTTGCAAAATTTCCTCATCTTGCTGATGAAATTGAGAATGCTTATAGTTTCGTTTATGATAAAAAGGCACTGCCTTCAATGCGTTCAATGCAGTTTGCAGGTAAACCTATTGAAATCAGTCCTAACCGTATCTACAACTGTGCTTACTTACCAATTGACGATTGGAGAGCTTTTGGTGAAACTATGTTTCTTTTGTTAGGAGGTACAGGAGTTGGATACTCAGTTCAGTATCACCACATTGAGAAACTACCTGAAATCAGAAAACCCGATCCAAAGAAGAATAGAAGATTCTTGATAGGTGATAGTATTGAAGGTTGGGCAGATGCTGTTAAGGTGCTTGTTAAATCTTACTTTGAAGGCGGCACTACTCCGGTGTTTGATTTCTCAGATATTCGTCCAAAAGGTGCAGCCTTAATTACTTCAGGTGGTAAAGCACCTGGTCCTCAGCCTTTAAAAGAATGTTTAATTAAAGTACAAGGTATCTTAGATTCTAAACAAGATAACGAAAAGTTAAAGCCAATTGAAGTACACGATATCATCTGTCACATCGCAGATGCAGTACTTGCAGGTGGTATTCGTAGAGCAGCATTGATTAGTTTGTTTAGTGCTGACGATGAAGAGATGATTTCAGCAAAGTCAGGTTCTTGGTGGGAGCTCCATCCTCAACGAGGACGTGCAAATAACTCAGCAGTACTTCTTAGAAGTAAAGTAACTGAGGACTTTTTCTTTGGTCTTTGGGAAAAGATCAAAGCTAGTGGAGCTGGTGAACCCGGTATTTATTTTAACAACGACAAGGACTGGGGAACTAACCCATGTTGCGAAATTGCACTACGTCCTTTTCAATTCTGTAACCTATGTGAAGTAAATGTTAGTGATGTTGTAGATCAAGACGATCTTAATGCTAGAGTAAAAGCAGCAACATTCATTGGTACTCTACAAGCTTCTTACACTAACTTCCATTATCTAAGACCAGTATGGCAACGTACTACTGAAAAGGATGCTTTGATTGGTGTAGGTATGACAGGTATTGGATCTGGAGCTGCACAGAAACTTGATCTCAAGCAAGCAGCAGAAATTGTAAAAGTAGAGAATGAGAGAGTGGCTAAGCTGTTAGGCATCAATGCAGCTGCTAGATGTACTACAATCAAACCTTCAGGTACTTCCTCTCTTACTTTAGGTACTTCAAGTGGTATCCATGCTTGGCACAATGATTACTACGTTCGTAGAATCAGAGTAGGTAAGAATGAAGCTATCTACACCTACCTAGCTATTCATCATCCAGAGCTTGTTGAAGATGAGTACTTCCGTCCACATGACACTGCTGTAATCTCTGTACCACAGAAAGCACCAGAAGGTTCTATTCTAAGACACGAATCAGCTTTGGATCTTCTTGAAAGAGTTAAACATTTCTATCAAAACTGGATTAAACCTGGACATAGAAACGGTAGTAACACACATAATATATCAGCTACAGTATCAATAAAAGATGATGAGTGGGAAGTTGTAGGTAAGTGGATGTGGGAGAATAGAAAGTTCTACAACGGTTTGTCAGTACTTCCATTTTCAGATCATAGTTATATTCAAGCGCCTTTCGAAGATTCAACTAAAGAAGAATATGAGCAGAAGTTAGGTAGTCTACATAATATTGATCTATCTCAGGTAGTTGAATATAATGACAATACCGACCTAAAAGGTGAAGCTGCTTGTGCAGGAGGTGCTTGTGAAATAGTCTAAGATGCCAATTGTTAAGGAATTTGAAGAAGGCAAGCATTATTATTTAGATGGTAACAGGGTCGTTTTTACGGCCCTATACCTCTTAGAAAGAGGATTCTGTTGTGGTAGTAAATGTAGGCATTGTCCCTTTGATCCCCCTCATAATCAAGGAATTGAAGAAATAAAAAAAGAATTTTGTCATTTGAAAAAGTCTACGTAAGTTCGTTTTAAATTTAGTTTTATGAAATTCCAATCAAGTAAAGTCTTCGACGGCTTCTCTACTGTATTCAGACAGTGGAAAGCAGATGGTACTCACTGTAAGTATCTTCACGGTTATGATGTAGAGATTAAAGTATATTTTGAAGGAGAGTTAGATCACAGAAATTGGGTTTGGGACTTTGGTGGAATGAAAAGAGCTAATGGAAAGATTGATGGCCACAACCCAAAAGAGTGGTTTGATTATATGTTTGATCACACAACAGTAGTTGCTGAAGATGATCCTTTTCTGCCTCAGTTTAAATTAATGCACGAGGAGCGAATTATTCAATTAAGAGTAATACCAGCAGTAGGTGCTGAACAGTTTGCAAAGTACGTCTTTGAAAAAGTAGATCAGTTTGTAAGAAAGGAAACTGAAGAAAGAGTCTATGTAACAAGAGTAGACGTAGCAGAAAATCGTAAAAACGCAGCTTCATATATAAAATGAAACTATGATGCATGAAATAGAACACATATTAGGATTGTGTGGTGAAAAACATTTCAGTATACTATCAGTAGTATTAGATTGGCAAAACATTAGTCCTATACTTAATTACATTAAAACAATTTTTAAATGAGTAAAATAGATCCAAATAAATTATTGATTAGTTCAGACTTCTACTCTGTCCAAGGTGAGGGCATTTCATCTGGAGTGCCTTCCTACTTTGTTCGTTTAGGTATCTGTAATTTGACTTGCGGTATGTCTCGTCAGTTTGCAAATAACTTAGCTAAAGAACAATCACTAGAGGACGGAGAAATATTTGAAGGTGATTTAGTTAAAGAAGGTAAAGCAACTTGGACTTGTGATTCTACAAGCCAATGGTTGTGGAGAGGTGAAGATAAAGAATTCCAATATCTAATCGATAGGTGGAAAGAACAAGGTATCTATGATGATATTAAAAATGACTATATTCATATCATTTGGACTGGTGGTGAACCAACAATTAAAGGACACCAGCAAGCAATTTGTAACTTCTTTGAATATTGGATTGACCAAGATCCTAGTGTAAAAAATATATTTACGGGATTTGATTTAGAGTCTGGTACAACACATAAGGTTAGAAAAGTAACAGCTTTTAATGAAATAGAAACAAACGGAACAGTTTACATTGATGAACCATTGTTTACATTTATTGACCAAATCAACTGCTCACCTAAGTTATCAAACTCAGGTATGAGTAAGAGTCAACGCTTTAACGAAGCTGCTCTTAAACGTATTATGGAACATAGAAACTATCAATTTAAATTTGTTATATCTAATGAAGAAGATGTACAAGAAATTTTTAGAGATTTCATCGTACCACTTAATATACCTCTTTACAACGTGGTTTGTATGCCAGGACTAGATGATGTAGCTAACTTTGAAGAACGTACTCAATTTGTTCTTGAAATGGCTAAGAAGTATAAGTTTAGAGGATTGACTCGTTTACATATCGCAGCTTGGAATAAAACACTAAATGTGTAATGAAAGAGTTAGACTTGCACGGTTTATATCATCATCAAGTTAGAGATGAAGTTGAAAACTTCGTATTGCTAAATGCTAAAGAATTACCTGTTCGTATTATAATTGGTAGTTCGAATAGAATGAGAAATCTTACTGAAAATATTTTGATAAAACACAAGTTTGAATACTACATCCCAGCTCACAATCCAGGAGAAGTAATTGTAACCTTTGATAAAGAATATAAAATTTAAGTTATGGCAAAAGATCTCTGTATTATGTGCGGCAAAGAAACCGCTTACGAGTTTGAAACTCACATTGATATGAGGTACGGTTATGTTGAGGGTGCAGGACAATGTTGTAAGGATTGCTACGATGGTCCTTCAAAAAGTAAGGAAGAAGATTACATAACCAGAACGATGAGAAATCGTACTACCCTAATCACCATCTCAGGAGAGGAAATTTTAGATACTCCAAATGATATGGAGCTTGGTGGAATAATAAGAAATAGATTCTATGAAGCAAGAAACATCCGCTGAAGATTTCTTTGAAGCTATCAAAGATATAGGAGCAGGTAGTTTATATTACTTATCTAAGAAAGCAGGATCCGAAACTGAGTTTGTGTTTGAACCTGTAATAATAGATACAAAGAATAAAGACCTAACAATTAGAGTATTAAAACGTGTTATGATGGAACCCAACTTTATAGCATTTCCAGGAACACCTGAAGCTTATGAATTTTTACGAACCGATGTTGTTGATTCAAGTAAAAAGTCGTAAGTTCAAATAAACATAACTCATGACAATTACATTAGGAGAAGATAACATTTATCTAATAGTTATTCTCATTTTAATGGGTATACAGGTGTATCAGCAAACACGTATCCATAGCATAAAGAAAGAGATAGATCAGATATGGGGCCAGATAGGAACTGTGATACTTGCTACCTCTTCAAGAATTACTGAACTAGAAAAAGAATTAATAAAAAAGAAACACACAGATGAAGACATACGTGATAGTGAAGCTACAAGTTGATGGTCTACATAACTGGCCACAAGCAGGACAATACTTTAAGGAAGTTGATTTTCTTTCTCACCCACACAGACATGTGTTCCATGTTGAGGCAAAGAAAGAAGTTTATCACGATGATAGAGATGTAGAGTTTATAATGTTTAAAAGAGATATAGAAGCTTTCTTGTTTGATAAGTTCTACGACTCTGAGAAAAGGTCTCATGACTTTGGTCCTATGAGTTGTGAAATGATAGCAAAAGAGATTATGGAAGAATTTGAATGCCAATCTGTAACTGTTTGGGAAGACAATGAAAACGGAGCAACAATTGAAAAATAACATAGTTCTAGTCTTTGGTAGGATCTGTAGTGGTAAAGGTAGCTACAAAAACAATCCTGATGAAAATGCAAGGATAGTTGTATCGGATGTTGTAAGAGCATTAGTTAAATCATCTGACAGAAGTGTACTACAAGATACGTTACAGTTTGATCAAGCAATAGCTCACATGCTTATTAATAGAGTTGATTTATTAATTAAGATGGATATGTGGAATATTATTATTGTAGACGGAATAAGACAACCGAGCATAGTTGAAAAGGTGTTAGAACGTTATCCAGAAGCAGAACTTGTTTGGTTAGAAGTACCAGTTGAGGAAAGAAGAAGAAGGTATAATGCAAGGAAAGATGAGAAGGATGTAGAAGATTTTGACGTAGCAGATAATAAGCAAATAGAGTTGGAATGTCAAAAGATATTTAATATCTTCAAAGATAAGTTAACAATTATAAATAATTATTAAATGGAGCTCATTAAAAAAGCGAACGGCAACATTGTACGCACACAGGAAGAGAAAGCTAAGATGATTGAGGAAGCTGCAGAATATTATGGTAAGTTTTTAACAGCAATGGGATTTGATTGGGCAGCAGATGAACATTCTGCAAACACTCCAAGACGTGTTGCGAAAGCTTGGGTAAATGATTTAATCGCAGGTTCTATCAATCCTGAACCAGAGATCAGAGCATTTCCTAATGATGAAGGGTATACAGGATTGATCTGTCAAACTCGTATTCCAGTTGTTAGCTTATGTGCACATCATAACTTATCTTTTACTGGTGTAGCTCACGTAGCTTATATTGCTGGTAAAGAGAAGACAGACATGGTTATTGGACTAAGTAAACTCAATCGTATTGTTGACTTTTATAGTCGCAGACCAAATATCCAAGAGTCTTTAACTAAGCAGATACATGATCACATTGATAGATTGTGTGTAGGTAATAGAGGTGTTGCTGTAGTTATTGAAAGCCAACATAACTGTGTTAAGTGTAGAGGTATTAAACAAGACAGTGTGATGAAGACATCTCAAATGTCAGGATACTTCTGGACTAATGAAGTAGGTACTCGTGCAGAATTCTTTAATCTAATCGATCAAAGCAGACATTCATGAAAAAGATAAAGTACGGTTACATAGCACCAATAGCTTATCAAGATCTCATACCAGAGAGTGCTGACTTTCATTTGATCTTAGCTCACCTCTTGGACAGCAAAGAGTATGTAGATTTCTACAAAGAAAAGATCAAAAGAGGTGATACAGTAATCTTAGATAATAGTGCATTTGAATTTAAGAGAGCATTAAGCTCTGAAGAGATCTTTGGATTTATTGAACGTAGCGGTATTGAACCTACCTATATTGTAGCACCTGACTATCCTTTTGAAGATTGGGAAGTGACTTGGAAATCAACTCTTAAGTTCATAGATGAAGTTAAGGGTACAAAGTATAAGGTGATGGCTGTACCTCAAAGTAAGAAAGGTGATTACAAAGGATGGATCGAAGGATATAGACATATGCTCAATCATCCAGATATTGAAGTAATAGGAATGTCTATTTTAGGAATACCAAATGCATTTTGTAGTCTCACTAACACAAGCAATATAGCTATCAATAGAGTATTTGCTACACAGTACCTTCTTGATAATCTTATTTCTAGAGACTATAAATGGCATCACTACTTAGGTCTTGGAGACGGACCAAGAGAGATCACATTACAAAGACAGTTAGGACTTATGGATAGCAATGATAGTTCATCACCTTTTTGGCATGGTCATTTGGGTGTGAGATTTGATGAATCAGCATGGGGTCTAAAGGATGGTAAGACTAAATTAGAAGTAAGGTTTGAAGTTGAACGTGATTTGGATTCTGTAAAAGATATTCTATTTAATATCAACTACATGGAAAACCAAATATTAAAATGAAAGAGTTTAACCCAAAACAGAAATCAGCAGGCTTAGGTGATACGATAGCAAAGATCACAAATGTGTTAGGATTGGATGTGTTAGCTGATAAGATAGCAAAGCTTTTTGGAAAAGAAGATTGTGGATGTAATAGAAGAAGAAAGAAGCTTAATAAAATTGTCCCGTACAAAACCAATATAAATGAAAAAGAGGTTCTTTGATTGGCAGTTTATACAGGATGCTGTTGAAAGGCTTGCCTTAAATATTGAAAACAGCGACTTTAAGTATGAAGCAGTCACAGGACTCCCTAGAGGAGGTTTAGTGCCCGCCGTGATGTTATCTCATAGGTTGGGCATACCTTTCTTTAGTAGAGACGAAGGTTGTGGAGACTTTGATCGTATACTAATAGTAGACGACATCTGTGATTCAGGAGTAACATTAGAAAAGTTCAAAGAGTTTAAAGAGTTCACTAGGACGGTGACGATACATTACAAACCATCAGCATGTTACGAACCTGACTTTTGGTTTAGGATGGCTAGTGAGGATGAGTGGATAGTGTATCCATGGGAAAGAGAAGACTCGGAGACAATTCAAGATTATAAAAAAATTCATGATGCAACCTAAAGAATCAAAAGACCCATTTCACTTCAGAGTCAGTCTACTTAAATCAGCTATAAGATTTCTTGGTTTTATAGCTTTGTTATTTAAAGATTTAGAAACAGCTGCTGTATTATTAATGACTGCAGAGATAGCTGGTATCGTTGAAGAATTTTAATTATATTATATGATGTTAAATGCACAAGAAATCGTTGATGGTGGTTTGTTAAAACTAGAACATTCAAAAGGTAAAGCAGCACAGATTGGTTATGATCTATCTTTGAAAGCTGTAAACCGAATTGGAGTTAGCATTGCAAACAATCCTTACAATCTAACTAAAGATGGTAACATTGGAAAGGTATTAAAAGACAAAACAGAACTAACTACTTACACTGATGTAAAAACTATTATGTTGGATGGAGTTGAAGGTTGGCTTCTATACAGAGGTGCTTATGACATTACCTTTTGGGAAGGATGTAACATACCTTCAAACTTAGTTGGTCTAATTAGACAGAGATCTTCTATGTTAAGAAACGGAACAGTGCTACACTCTTCAGTATTCGATCCAGGATTTGAAACAGAGTTCATGGGTACTGTAATGGTAGTTAATGAAACTATCTTTGTAGAAAGGAATGCAAGAGTAGCACAAATTTATTTTCACGAATGTACAAGTGTTGACGATGAAAATCTTTATCGTGGACAATGGCAAAATGACAAGCAGCGTTCATCTCTATGACACAAGAAAAGAGTTATGTAAAGGTTAGTGATAAAGAGACTTTAGTTGAGTTGATGAAGCACATACAAGATAGTGAGTTTTGTGCTTACGATACTGAAACCGATAGCTTGAATCCTCGTAAAGGAAACATTATCGGTTTCTCAATCTCAGGTGAAGTAGGTAAGGGATACTATATGCCTGTAAAGGAATATAGAGATGAAGCTTTGCATGACATTTACATAGAAGATAGAAAGGCAAGTGATCTAGCTAAGGTAGTAATAGGTAAGTTATTAGACAAAAAGCTTATCATGCACAACGCATCTTTCGACGTTAGGTTTACTAAGAACCACTACGGTATAGACTTACTACCAGCTTTGTATGCTGATACAGGTTTACTAGTTCATACAGTTAGAGAAGAAGGTGCTTTTGGTTATGGTAATCCTTTTGGTCTTAAACCTATAGCTATGATGGTTCAACAAGAGATTGGACTGGATGTAGAAAAGGATGCCAACGAAGAACAATTAGCTTTGAAGGCTAGTATAAAAGAGAATGGTGGTCAAGTTTCAAAAGTCAATTTTGAAATTTATAAAGCAGACCAGGACATCTTAGCTAAGTATGCAGCAGCTGATACTGACCTTACCTTGAGGATCTACTTTCACTTTATGAAGTTACTTAAGGAAGAAAATCTTGAGAGGTTCTTCTTTGAAGAAGAAGTCATGCCACTTTACAAAGAGGTTACTATTCCAATGGAAGATCACGGTGTAAGACTTGATGTAGAGTTGATGGAGAAGACAAAAGGTAACATCATTGAAGACTTAACCAGGCATGCAGAATTAGTGGTTGAGGAATTATTAAAGGATAGTAGAATTAGAGCTTGGATTATAGACAAAGCAGTGGAAGCTTATCCACCTAAGTCTAAAGGAACCTTTGCTCAAAGACTACTTGAGCAAAATAACATAGACCTTGTAAGGTCTGACAAGACTGGAAAGTTCACAATTAACAAATCAGCAATTATATCACTTCCTGAGTCAACTATCAAGGATTACTTGATCACTGGAGATCAGAGCTATCTCACTAAGGAACAGATAGTTAAGTGCTCTTTATCACTATGGAAAGAGGATAATGATGGTAAATTCTTTAACATTCAATCCAAAGACCAACTAGGTAAGATAGCTTTTGATGTACTTGGTATAAAACCATTGTCGGAAACAACTAAAGGTAAACCACAATTCGATGAAGATCTTATACAATCCATAAGTGGTGAATACACTTGGGCTAAGTATTTAAGAATCTACAATAAGCTAACTAAAATTAAAACAGCTTACATAGATAGATTCTTAGATTCTTCAGAAGACGGAAGGTTTTATCCTTACTTCAAACAAAATGGAACAGTATCGGGTAGGTACGGATCTGATCTACAGCAGTTACCTAAACCATTGGAACCAGGACAGGATGAACAAATAGTGATGGATTATACAAATGTGGTAAGAGCATTCTTCATATCTGATCCCGGCTACAGGTTACTTGATACGGACTACCAATCTCTTGAACCAAGAATCTTTGCTGCAGTAGCAGGTGATCAAGGTTTGAAAGATATCTTTGCAAATGGATGGGATTTCTATTCTACCATTGCTATCAAAACAGAAAAGCTAGAAGGAGTTAGTCCTGATACCAAAGCACCTAACTACCTGAAGAAGTTAGATCCGGTAAAGAGACAAACTGCAAAGTCCTACTCACTAGGTATTGCGTATGGTATGTCAGGATATGCTTTAGCAATGACTCTGAACGTAGCTCCAAAAGAAGCAGATAGGTTAGTAGAAGGTTACTTAGAGGGATTTCCAGATCTTAAGAAGTGGAGAGAAGATTCAAGAGCTTTTGTGAAAGCTAACGGGTATATCAAAAATAAGGTAGGTAGGATCAGGCATTTACCTATTGCTAAAGAGATATACGGAGCAATGGAAGATAAGTTACTTGATTGGAAAGTTAGAAAAGATTTAGAAAGAGAATACGGATTAGAAAAGATAACTTCATTATATAGAGATTACAGGAATGCACTTAATAACTGTTTAAACTTCCAAATTCAGAGTTTCGCAGCTTCAGTGGTAAACAGAGCAGCTGTACAAATAAACAGGAAATTTAGCAGTGAGAACATACGAGGACAGGTTATAGCTCAGATTCATGACCAGCTTGTGTGTCAAGTACACGAAGAAGATACCAAGAGAGCTTCTGTAATTGTGCAGGAATGTATGGAGAATACAACAATTTTAGATGGTGTAGCTTTAATAGCTGAGCCAGAAATAACAATAAACTTCAGAGATGGTCACTAAAATTTTATTAGGTTTACTTGCAGTAACCTTATTAGGTTCGTTAGTTTGGATTTGGGTTGGCGGAATTGAGTATATGGCTAAACATCATCCAGACTATAAAGGAGAAGATTTTTTTAACGAAGAAGATAAAAACGAAATACTATGATTGTAAAAGTTTTAAGCACAGCGCTCGTAGTAGCGATGGTAATGTTATTTGTTCAAGTGTACCTAAACAAGACAGTTAATGACGAAGTAAATTTAGCTCACTTTGAAATCGACACTCTTGAATATAGAGTCGATAGTATTAAAAGTGAACTATTTGTACTTGAGACTCAATTGAATCGTTATGAAATTGCTCTTGAAATGTTAGAAGACGAAAACCACCAAGCAGCATCTGAATTTAACAAACGTTTATCAATGACTGAATAGTATGACTGAATTAGAATTAATCAAAAGAATAGAAGAACTAGAAGCAAGACAAGCTCAGGTAGATAAAAAAATTGATCTAGCAATTAAATGGATTAATGATAATGTACCAAAGAAACGTAACATATATTTTACAGATGGTCCTATCATGAATCCTGAACTATGGCGCAACCCACTCAATCTAAATGAAAGAGAAGATTAATTCAGGACATTACTTAGAACTTATAGACCGGTTACATATTATTATGTGTAACTTAGATGAACACTGTATAAAGCATCCTGTTTCAAAAGAGAACAAAGAGATTAAGTTCAAGCTAGAATATGCCTTAGGACAACTATGGGATGCATATCAAGAGGTAGGTAAGCTTGATTACGAGAGGAGTAAATAGACTATTTATTATTATGAAAAGGATCCTATTCATTTTCCTACTTTTTTTAGTAGCTGGCTGCTATACTCCTAGAACAGGATATATAGATTATAAGGATAGAAGAATGTATGATTGGGACCCAATCTACTATATACCAGGCTACATTGATCCTTTTTTTTACAGAAGAGAACCTATTATAATATACAGAGATAGATATATTCACACTCCTAGACAACCTCAACAACCTAGGAATAACGGATTAGGGCCAACTGCTCCACCACATACTCCAATAGTACCTAGAACTGCACCAATAAGAGAGTTTCCTAAAAAGGATAAAAGGTAGATAAAGGATGTTAAAGATTCATATATGATTAAATTATTAAACTTAATTAAGGAAATTATAGACGAACATAATGTAGTTTGGTATCATGGTTCTACTGCAGATATCGATCAAAATGACCTAGATCCCCTACATAGAGATTCAGATGTTTACAAAAAAGGGTATGAAGATAAATGGAAATGGTCGGCTACAGGTTCTAGTAAAGGAGGAGTAGGTATTTACTTTGGTAAAGATAAAACAAGCCGTTGTGCTACATGCCCAATGTCATATACAGGATTTGATCTTGACGCTGCTCCTTACACACAAGGTTTTATGTATGAAATGAAATTAAAACCGGAATCAAATATAAAGCAATATTCTGAATTACATAATGTAAGTAAGCAAACTTTTGAAAAATTCAAACAAGAAGGAATAGATGCTCTAAGTGACGGAGAAGAATTAAATTTATTAAATCCTGAAGCTATTAAATATTTTAAAAAAATAATGTATTGGAAGAAATCTTCTGTTTTATATTTAGATAAACGTGGAAAACGAATTGGAGAACCTAAAATATTTAAAGATGATCAAGAAATGGCAGATTATCTAAAAAGTGAATTAGGAGATTATAAATTAATTGGTGGTAAATATTATGTATCAAAAGATGAAAATGAAGAAAAAAGTTTTGAATATACCACAGAAAGAAAATGGTTTAATGTATAAATTAAATCCATGAATAAATGGAAAAGCTATGATTAAACTGTTAGACATATTAAAAGAGATCACAGAAAAAAACACAGAACGCTTACTGACTAAACACTCAGACGGAGGTAAAACACTAATTCTAATACCAGGATCAGGGGGCAACGCAGCAGATGATTTTAAAAGTCTTATAAAAAATTTAAGTAATAGTTTCTCTATCTATACTGTGAATTTTCCTAATAAAGTAGACGTAAGAAAATATACAGAACAAATTGCTAATGAAATAAATAATGATCCTAACATTAACGACTTTGCAGTTGGAGGATACTCTATTGGTGGCGCAATGGCATGGCATTTGTGTAGACAATTACAAAAATTAGAATCGGAGAATAAATTAAGAAAAGAATTTGAAAATAAATTATTTTTTATAGATAGTGGTATACCAAATTCTACACAAGAGTTTGCTAAAGGATTAGATAAAGAAAATCCACCTAGAATAGCAATTGCTTGGCCATTAGATGTTTTTAAAAGAGTGAGGAAAGGTTCACCTGTATCAGATAGTGAAGCAGAAGAAAAGGGTAGGAGATTTTTTAATACAAGTAAATTGAATGCTTTTAAAGAAGAGAATGAAGGTAACTACTTAGAATATACTGGTAGTGAATTTCCTCCCCCTACTGATTCTGGTTTAGATGCTGATGCTAAAAAGATAGGTCAAACAAACCCATGGATAATTGAAGATAAGTTTGATACTACAAATTTTAAAAAAAGATTTAGCAACATGGTTAAGATAGGAGCTGATGTTGCAGGTAAAACATTTGAAGAAGGTGATCCTATAATAATACAAAAAGTTCAAGAAACAGACACACTAAAGAAAAAAGGGTTAGGACGAGAAACAGGAGACCCAAGAAATCCAACATTACCTCCTTTAAGTGGAGTTGAAATAATTTCAATTATGGCAGGACTAGATAAGTCTGGGAAACCAAGATCGCAGGATGAAAAAAATAAAACAGAGTTATCTAATAAAGCAGCTTCAACTAATAAAAATAGCAATACAATTTTTATTGATGATGCTGATCACCAAAATATAGTAAATTCACCTGAATTAGCTAAAGTAATACAACAGAATTTTTAATTTCTATATATTTATAATAAACAAGGTACTCGACAGGCCTTAAGTTTTGTAATTAAATATTAATTAACCGTTCACCGTAAGGGAACACAAATTATGATCGTATGACACAATTTCTACGTCCATTCGACTTGGACCCATTTGACCTTCTTTGGAAGGATCTATTTGAAACAAATTCACATTTCTCTGCAATCACGCAGAAAGTAACACACCCAGTAGACATTTTTGAAAACGAGACAGGCATTACACTAGAGGTTGCTGCTGTTGGTCTTAACCAAGAAGATATAGAAATTCTGGTTGAAGGCGATATGCTCCGCATCCGCTATGAAGGTAAGAAAGAAGAGAGAACTCACATCTATAGAGGTATTAAAAGGTCAAGCTTTGATCTTAGTTGGAAAATCTCATCTAAATTTGATCTAACTAAACTAGAGGCATCACTTGAGAAAGGATTGTTAATACTAACAATACCTGTTGCTGAAGGGAAGGCCATACGTAGGATTGAGATTAAACCAACTCTCAAGCAACTAAAAAAATAAAAAAAAGCCTGTCGATACCTAGGTTATGAACAAACAATTCCTTACATTCAATAATAACCTTTACATTCTTAAAAGAGTAATAAAGGAAGAACTAGAACCGAACGTAGATGTTTGGAAAGAACATCTTAGAGCAGATATAGTTCTGAAGAAAGATGGTCTATTCTACTTTGTAGAACTCGTACCAGAGCTAGAAATTTTAGAAGAAACTAAATCAAATTAAATATGAATAAACTCAAACCACTAAATGGCTACATCGTTATTAGGCCAATCGAAGAAGAAGAGACAATGTACGGTAATATTGTAATTCCTGACTTAGGAAAAGAAAGACCTGAAATGGGTGAAGTAGTTGCGGTATCAGAAACCTACAACTACAACTCAGATAAGTTTGTAAAGTCTCAACTACAAATTGGAGACAAGGTTCTTATTCCAAAACTAGGATCAGTGAGAATCACAGTTGAAAGTGAAGAGTATTACATAACAAAAGAACAAGACATTTATTCAAAACTAGACTAATATGACAACAACAGTTTTCGGAACAGAGTTAAAGAACAAGTTACTAGCAGGTATTAAGAAACTAAATCAATCAGTTTCTTCTACACTAGGTCCAGGTGGTAGAACAGTTCTTATTAAAGAACAATCAGGCGAAGTTAAAGTAACTAAAGATGGTGTTACAGTAGCTAGATCATTTCATGAATTAGAAGATCAAGTTGAAGACTTAGGTGCACAACTTGTAAAACAAGTATCGATTAAATCTGCTAACGAAGCAGGTGACGGTACTACTACATCTACTTTACTTGCAACAACAATGGTTGAAGAAGGATTGAAACTAATTAATCAAGGTTCTAATCCAGTAGAAGTTAAGAAAGGTATTGATAAGTACGTATCTGAAGTAGTAGATCAGTTAAGAGAGTTATCAAAAGATATTGCTTCTCAAGATCAGATTAAACAAGTAGCAACCATTTCTGCTAACAATGACTCAAGTGTTGGAGAGCTTATCTCTACTGCCATTGAGAAGGTAGGTCGTGAAGGTATTGTTACGATAGAAGAATCGAAAACCGGAGAGACAAGTTTAGAAGTAGTAGAAGGTATGCAGTTTGATCGTGGATACAAGTCACCTTACTTTGTTACTAACAACACAACAATGAATGCTGTACTTGAGGAACCTTATATCTTCATCTACGATGGAAGGATTACTAAAGCAGCAGAACTTCTAAACGTACTTAGTAAGGTTAGTGGAGAAAACAAATCAGTACTTATTGTAGCTGAGGATATTGAAGATGAGGCACTTGCTACTCTCATTGTAAATAAGATGAGAGGTATTGTTAAGGTGGTTGCTGTTAAAGCTCCTGACTTTGGTGAAAGAAGAACTTTGATCTTAGAAGACTTAGCAATCCTAACAGGTGGTACTGTAATTAGTAAAAACAAGGGTCACAAGATAGATAAGCTCAGTCCTGTCCAAATTAACGAATTCCTAGGTGTAGCAAGAACAGTAACAGTATCAAAGGAATCTACAACTGTGATTGATGGTCATGGTGAAGCAGGAGCAATAGCTTTAAGAGCACAAGAGATTAAAGATCAAATTGATAAAGCTACTTCGTTCTACGAAAAGGAAAAGCTACAAGAGAGATTGGGTAAGTTGATCGGTGGTGTAGCTATTATCTCAGTAGGAGGTAACTCAGATATTGAGATTAGAGAAAAGAAGGATAGAGTTGAAGATGCTTTGTTTGCTACAAAGGCAGCATTGGTTGAAGGTGTGGTACCTGGTGGTGGTATTGCTTTGATCGAAGCATTCAACGGTCTTTCAATTAAACCAAAAGAAGTATCAGCAGATGAGATGTTAGGTTTTGACATTGTACGTAAAGCATGTTACCAACCATTTAAGACTATCCTTAACAACTGTGGTGTAGAAGATTACTATTCAATTTTAAGGTCAGTACACGATGCACGAACAGAGTTAGTTGGAAGTGGTGGTGAAGATGAACTCTATACCTATAATGCTAAGACTCAAAATGTAGTAACAGCTATGGAGTCAGGACTACTAGATCCTACTAAAGTAACACGTACCGCACTAGAGAATGCAGCATCGGTAGCAGGAACTATCCTAACAACTGAATCAGTTATTTTTGAAAAGAAAGACAGTAAGAAAAAAGATGAACAGGATATGAGTATGTTTGGATAAGGTTTGATTTTGATAGGTAAACCCCTCCAAGTGAGGGGTTTTCTTTTTATATATCCTATTTATTTACGTAAAGTTTTGATATAGGTTGTTAAAGGTTTTTTACTAAAACAAACTAACATCAAAATGAACATGAAACCCCCAATTTCTTTTAAGGAATTTAGTAAGGATCCAGTTAAGGGTCTTTTATTTATTGTTATAATCGCTGTAGGCTATCTATATATAGATGGTAAAGTAAACTACACAAATCAGATTGAGAATCAAGGAAAGAAGATTGAAGTGCTGGAAACTAAGGTAGACATTCTTACGACTCAGCTAAGAAGGTCTGACAGCGCTCTTGCAGCAGCTGTATCAAAAATATCAGTATTGCAAGATCTTGGTAAAATTAACTAACATGAGAGCCACTTTAATCTTATTAGCTATATGCATCGTAGGATGTGTAAATAAAGTAGAACCTATATACTCAGAAAAAGAAACATTGGAGTTCGATAGTTTGATCAATCATAGTAAAGAGATTATATACAAATCTGAGTCTGCAAATCATAAAGTAGATTCAATAGTAAAAAAAGAAATAGTAGAAGTTTTAGGTCAACTTGATAATGCTAAGGCTGAATTAAAAAGTTTGAAGTCTGTACAAAAGATAGAGAAAGTTAGAATTGATACAGTTTATATTGAGACTAAGAAAAACTTTTGGGGAAAGGAAAGAACTAAAACTACTGTAGTATCAGATAGTACAGTAATTATAGATTCACTACAAAATTAAAACTATGAAAAATTTAGTAAGTAAGCTTATGCCTTTAGTGCAAAAATTAAAAGGTAAAAAGAAAATTGTTATAATTTTATCTGTGGCAGCTATTGCTGCATATGTGTTTGCTGTACAAAAAGGATACATTGCAGAAGATGCTATTAAGTTAGATATAGTTGTAGATTACATCAGTAACACCTTTACTGACAGCATTGCTGTTCCTGCAGATAGCATTATTTTTCCTGTAGATACTTTAGCTATTGAAGTTGTAGATAGTGTAATAGCTCAATAAATGAAAAACTTATCAAAAGAGGAATTACTTAGTAGACTAGAAGCGATTAATCGTAGTAATGCTATTATCTATTTTGATCTAAATGGAAAAATTTTAGGTGTTAATGCAATTTTTCTACAAGCAATGGGATACGGTGTAGATGAGCATGAACAAGTCATTGGTAAACACCATAGTATTTTTGTGTGTGAAGATTATGCAAGGTCATTGGAATATGAAAAGTTCTGGGATATATTAAGAAGTGGTAAATACTATCAAGGAGAATTTGAAAGAAGAAAAAGAGACGGTAGTCTTATCAACTTACAAGCAACATACAATCCTATTTACGATGAAAGTGGTACTATTACTAAAGTAATGAAAGTTGCTACTGACATTACTACGATTGTTAATAGTAAAAAACAGATAGACGCAATTAATAAAAGTACTGCAACTATTACTTTTGATATTAACGGTTTTATCGTAGATGCGAATTCTGTGTTCTTAGAAACAATGGGTTATAAGGCTAATGAAAAAAACCAAGTAATAGGAAAGCACCACAGTATTTTTGTTAGTTATGAGTATTCAAAATCAGATGAGTATAGTAAATTTTGGAAATCCTTAAAAAGCGGTAAGTTTTTTGACGGGATATTTGAAAGAAAAAAAGTAGATGGGTCTATTATTTATTTACAAGCCACCTATAATCCTGTCTTTGACAGCAAAGGAAACGTTACAAATGTAATCAAAATTGCTACTGATGTTACTGAAGCTGTCAACAGTAAAAACAAGATAGACACTCTTTCAAAAGATTTACAGATTGAGTTAGATAACTCTAAAAAACTTAAAGATGCGATTGAAATAGAGAAGAACGCTGCGTTGAATGATTTAGACGTAGTGATGAAGAAAAGTCAATCTGAGTTAATAAAAACAATCGTAAAAGTTGCATTAGCCGTTATTGTCGGGGTAGGTGTTGTAACAACTGTATTATATTGGATGGCTATGCTTACCGGTAAAGACACACAGATTATTGGCTCGACTTGGAGTAATATGTTTAGTGTATTATTAACAAATGCATTCTCAATAGTTGGAACAATTATGGGTATAAAGTATGCTACACAAGAGGGCGGAAAAGAAAAGAAATAACATATATTAAAAACAAACAGTAAAATCAAAAAGCATGAAAAAATTTTTTAGTAAACTATTTGACGATAACAATACAATCAATGAAAAGTCTTTTATTGGTTTCATAGCATTCGTTTGTATGGTAATAGCTCTTGTAGTAGATCTAGTAACAGGTTGGTTAGGAAAAGAATTGCTCATAAACAAATTCATCTTTGACGGTTTCATGATAATTACATTGGGTGCTTTTGGTATTGCTTCTGTTGATAAGTGGATCAATTCAAAGAATACGGATAAAACAGAAGAGTAAAGTTAAAGTTTAGTTAGTTAAAGAGACTCACTTTTACAGTGAGTTTTCTTTTTTATACGAATAGCTATTTATTAGACACCAGTTGATATATGATTAAGTACGTCAAACATAGTAAGAAGGACTATATAGTAATAGATAGTACCTTTCAGATTAATGAAATAAACTGTCCTATTCAAGTTCAAGTGGACATATCTAATCTGAATCAAGGTGAAAGATTAACTATATTTAGAGCAGCACAAATTGCTTTTCATAGAAATATAGATGTATCAAAAAAGAAAATATCTAATGAAAAGAAGCCTTGGTGGAAAATTTTCTAAAAGTGTATGAAGCGGTTGTAATTTAAAATTTAAAAAGTAATTTAAAGTTATGCGAGTAGTTTGCATAAGTGATACACATAACCAGCACAACTCCATGCCATCTATACCTGATGGCGATATTCTATTACATGCTGGAGATATAAGTGGTATAGGAAAGCAAGAGGAAGTTAAATCCTTTTTTGAATGGGCTATAAAAGAAGCCAAGAGGTTTACTTACGGTATAGCTTTCATAGCTGGTAATCACGATAGATGTTTTGATCCTAAATTTGGAGAATATGATCCGGAAGATGAATATAAGGAAGGTCCTAAACGAAAACCAAAATGGCTTGTTGACGCTTTACATAATCTTAAATTTAGCAATACTGGGGTTCATTATTTGGAGGATAGTTGGATAGAAGTAGGAAGTGGTGAGGACAAACTAAAAATATGGGGATCACCATACTCACCCTGGTTTCATGGAGATAGGTGGGCATTCAATGAACATCGTGGTGAAGACATTAGAAACGTATGGGATGAGATATCAATGACAACAGATATTTTAATAACCCACACACCAGTTTCATACAAATTAGACTACGTACCAAGTTCACAAGAGTATGTAGGTTGCGAAGATCTACACAAAGTAGTAACCACAGTCAAACCAATAATGCACGTTTGTGGACATATACACGAAGGTTATGGTTTAGATTATAATTTAGATACGACCTTTGTTAATGCTTCTATTTGTAATCAGTACTATAATCCTACTAACGAACCTTGGGTATTTGATATAGTAGGCAAAGAAGTTACAGCAATTTAAAATTAATATTATGGCAGACATTTTTTATTTTAGCACCACTTGGTGTCAACCATGCAAGACATTTAAACCTATAGTTGTACAAGCTTCTTCGGAGGCTGGCAAGCATATAAACTTTATAGATGCGGAATCAAACAAAGATCTAGCCAATAGATATGGTATTAACTCAGTACCAACCATTGTAGTAGTTAGAGATGGTAAAGTAGAGTTTAGGCATAGTGGAGTAATAAGTAAGAGTGATTTACTAAATTTACTTAATAAATTTTGATAATCGCTTGTTGTTTAAAGTAGGTTCCGTATATTTATATATACAGTAGATCTTTGAAAATATGGGGATAACCGGTATCGATCCGGATGCAGAGGTAATACTACATGCAGGCATTTGAGTATACTGCCTTAGAAGATACTAAACAATAAATGACGAAATGTCAGAAATGACCTACGATGACCTTATGGCTTTCGTAGGCGCCGACTACGCTCTTGCAGCCTAGTTCGCATCGGGTGTGAGTAACCTAGGAACAGAAGACCACTGAGTGTTCACGATCGACTCATTAAAGAAGGACTGTGGATTAGTTTTCTTGATAGTCATAAAATCAAGTGGTGGATCAGACCATAACATGGTCAGCCCTTACGGTGCAGAGTTGGTCTGCAAAGACTGATGGAGCAAAGAAGAGATAAAAGCTACTACCCACATCTCTTACAACTCAGTACTAAGCATGTGAGACGTTAGTATTATTGTCTCTTTCGGAGACGTGGGTTCGAATCCCACTATCTCCACTGATTTTATATTTATTAATTAAACAAAACAAAATGAAAAAACTATTTCTTATGGTAGCTCTAGTACTAAGTACTGCAGCAATCAAAGCACAGGTAGTATCAGTTCAAGGCGGAAACGTAACTTACAGAGGTAAAAATTACGGCTTCTCTCAGCTAGAAGTTAGCGGACGTGTATCTAGAAATCTACACGTAGTTGGAACGTATTCTAAAGTTTTAGCAGGGTACGATGTTTCAACAGTCGGACTAAGACAATCAACGTGGAAGGATAATGTTGGATTTACATTGAGCGGTGCTTATATCCAGAATCAAACCTTTGAACCAATGTTTGGAGTTGATGTAAAAATATCTGAACAAGTTAGATTAGCCTTTACAAGCTCTTTTAATGATAGATTAAGATTTATTGGACTTAAAGTACCTGTTTACTACGTAAGTAAAAAGTAACAAAAATAAAATGTGGCCGAATAAATCCTTGAGAGGGATTAAGGCACTGGTGAGATAACTGAAAAGTTATTGAGCTGGGTTTCACAGACGGGTGAGTTAAAACCACCATCACTAAGGGTAGAATGCGCAACCCAACAGTGCTCTGGATACGCCGAAGATAAATCAAGACGATCTCCGCAGGCGTTGCTGGTATACAACCCAGCTAGTCTTAACACTTAGACTGATCATCTTTGTGGACTATGGGTGAAAAGGGGTCCGTCCAGGGATTATGGGTAATCGTTACTCCCATCAATTTTAAGGGTGGTCATTTCGGTGGCCACCTAAATTTTTAAATTATTGAATATGTTTTGGTATATTTACATTATTAGTGTTGCTTATTGTCTTTGGAGAATTATTAAAAGTTACAACAAAGCTTTTGGAAACTCCCAAATAGGACCAACCCCAGGATTAGATACACTGGTTGTAATAGTCTTTGCACCAGTGTTAGCCATTGTTGATGTTTCATTGACATGGATACGTTTAGCAAAAGAAGCAGAAGAGTCAAGAATAAATAAAAATAAATTCTTGTAGCAAATGAAAACCAAAAAGGTTATATCAAATCAATCAGTGTTAAGTAGACTAAAGAATCTAAACAAGTCTATCTATTCTTTGTGTAAAAGAATTTTTACAAGGACTAAACCAAAACAAAACATAAACGAACAGATAACAGATCACAACTGGTGGGAGTGGGTATAAACTTATAGGTTGATTGGGGAACGATCGATGAAGTAGGTACTTCATCTTTCAGAGGTGAGAGAAGATCTCAAGAAAAGCCAATCGTAAAAGTAGATGTCCACGCACCCATCTTCTACTTTCCTTAACTTAATAAAAACAAAACAAATATAAAAAATGAAAAAAGTAGCAATCTTAATCATCTCTAGTTTTATTCTAGCATCATGTGCAGGAGCAGATCCAGTTTCAGAAGTATCAGACTCTACAGTAGTTGACAGCGTAGCAGTTGAACAAGTAGTAGCAGATACAAACACAGCACACATTCCTGTATCAGATCCAGTAGGTGGCGGTAGTGTAACTCACGAGCAACCAATTAAATAGTATTATTGTTGAGTGGTGAAAAGGATAGCTACCGTGGCAAACACACCCACTCGTCTCGTGGGCGCTGAAAAATGAGATAGGTATTTAGATATGGGTTGACCACAAAGCCGGCTTATTTTGTCAAATACTGAATCCCAGCTTGGAGGTTCGAATCCTCCCTCAACAGCTTAGTTACTGTTCTTTGGCACATAAGGAGAAACAAATTATGGAAACACTATCATTCGTTTTAGGGATAGCTCTTGTAGTGGTTATTGCTTTGGCAGTAGTTGCTACTTATGCTTTCGTTAAGGTAATCCAAGTGCGAAAAACAACAGAAGAATTAATGAGAGAAACAGATCGAAGATTTACAGATGTCTATCAGTCAATAGCTGAAGAAAATAGACAGATCCATTTAAAGGTCGATATCTTTGAAAAAGACATCTACTCTCAATTAGATTCAAGATTGGACAAATTAGAAACAAGATTAATTAATAAAAAATAAAAATTAGTCGAAGAACAGTAACTAAAAAAGGCCAGCTAATGCTGGCCTTCTTTGTAATGGTAGATGATGGATTACTTCTTCTTAGAAATAACAGACCAAACACCTCCAACAATGGTCATAATACCACCGATGAGCTCTTCAGTTAAGCTTGATTCTATTAAACCTTTTGCAACAATAATACCACCTACAAAGGTGAGAACGTGTCTGATAAGGCCTAAAATTTTGTCATTCATAGTAATGAATTTAAGTTAACAATATGCACTTAGTGCACTAATAAATAGTTTTAAAATTCTGCAAAATGGTTTTGGTAGATTGTAATAGATTTCTTAAGGTTAATAAAATACGATATAATGGCACAACAGAATTTAAACATCAACGTTTCTTTAGAGCAGACAACACCAATCGTTTGCGAAGAGTGTGAGTCTGAGACTTTTACACAAGTTGTCTTTTTGAGAAAGGTTAGTCGATTTGTTATTGGTACACCACAAGACGGTCTTACTCCGATCCCAAGCTTTGCTTGCAGTAAGTGTGGTCACGTAAATGAAGAATTCCAACCTAAAAACCTACAGCAGAATTAAGATATGAAGTATGTTAAGATAAATAACTTTAATCAAGTTATAGATGAGATTCAGAGACCTAAGGACGATATTACTTGGGCTGTTATGAATGATCTTACTTTAAGAGCAAAGAGAGGAGTAGAAAAGTATAACACAACCTTAAACGAAAACAATCACCAGAACATGCTTCAACATGCTTATGAAGAAGCTCTTGATCTTGCACAATACTTAAAGAAGGAAGTAACAACTTTAAATACAGTCCAAGACTTAGTTAGGAATTATTCAGATGATACAGAATTAGGAAAAAAAATAAGAGACTTATATAGTGGAAGGTAAACACGTTTCGTTTTCGCAGTATTCAATATACAAAGCTTGTCCTCATCAATGGTATCTTTCATATGTAAAAGGTCTACAACCCTATAGACCTTCTGTGCATACTGTTTTTGGTACAGCTTTTCATGAGACAATACAAAATTACTTGCAAGTGATGTATGACACATCAGCTGCTGAAGCTGATAAGATACATTTAGCTACTTACTTTAAAACTAGGTTCAT